GTAAGCCTTAGCATCTACCTCTGCTTGGTCAGCGTATGCCTCGTAAGCAGTTGTGATTGCAGTTTCACGAGTGTCTGTGTAAGCCTCTGCTGCTGTCTGAGCAACGCTAATTTCTGTTGCTGTCTTGTATGCTGACCAAACCTCTGTTGAAAGGTTTGATGCATCATTGATCAAGTCATCTGCGTAGTCTTTAGCATCTTGCTCTGCTGTGTCAGCGTATGCTTCGTAAGCAGTTGTAATTGCTGTCTCACGAGTATCTGTATATGCTTTAGCATCTACTTCTGCTTGATCAGCGTATGCTTCGTAAGCAGTTGTAATTGCTGCTTCTCTTCCATCTGTGTAAGAGTTTGCTGCTGCTTCTGCTGCATCTGCTGAACCTGCTTCATCATAATAAGCATCTACTACTGTACGATCAAGTGAAAGTTCTCCACCTGCTGAAACATCAAACTGGTTTGATACTGACTTGACTAGTGTTTCTCCACCAATCAAATCAAGAATGTATTGATCTCCTGCATTTTCTGTAAGAATTACCTCACCGTTGATTGTACCTTGTAGGCCTTCAACGACGAGTCCACTCTTAATCTTAAAATCTTTATTTACTGTTGCCATTTTTTATATCTCCTTTTATTATGCCTTAAGTCCAATTCGTGCGAAACGAACTGTGACTGGCTTGATCGCTTGGTCTGGAGTGACTGTTAAGGCCACGGTATTTCCAGTGCGAGAGACATTAATGGTGCCAATATTCCCATCATTGTCGATTGTTCCGTATTCGCTGACATTTACATTTGTACCGTCAACGAGAATTGTAAGTTCGGTTGCATAGAACTTGTTGTCCCCTGCAGTGGTCTTTGATATTGAAACAATATACTTGACCATACGCCAAACTGTAGCATCAAAGTTATCAACAACAGTTACGTTTTCAATACCAGTGATTGTATTTTCATTATTACCTGCAGAGCCCAAGTCTGTTGACTGAGCAGTTGCGGTATCGATTAAATCTTCATAGTTTTCTTGAGTAGGTCTATCTCCTGTTTGGAATAGAGCCTTAACTGATGGAATTGATACTTTGGCCATGTAGTGATTATATCATCCCTTTTAATAGTACTATTAAAGAATATAGTTACTATAACCAATAACTTGAAGAGGAATTGGAGGTGGATTTGTTTTAGAGTATCCAAACACACTTACATTTATAAACTGAACTCTAAACGGCAAAACCTCTTGAACCCTAGCCTTTGGCTGGAAGTGATCGATCTTTATTCTTTTGACATCAAGATCTTGAATCTGTGTATGAGCAAGCCTATGGGTTGTTCTGTAAAACTCTTGTGATAGTGGGGTTAGGTTTGTTGGCATTACTGCGTTACATCTTCAAGGATAACCATTGACCCTTTGGCTACCGTCCAAACTCTGCCTTCTGATAGAAGTTCTGTGAGTTGGATGTCGAAGATATCTCCTGTCTCAAGAAGTTCTGATTGAGAGGATGTAAGGTTTACAGTAAAACTTCCTTCTGTGTCCTGAAACTCAATTGGCTCAGGGGATAAAGAAACAACAACCTCATCAGTTGAAGGACGATAAATATCCATAGCAACTTCCCAATCATCAAGAAGAAGTGGCTCTCTAGCATCATTGGTTACATAAACACGAAATGCTGCAGAATCTCCACGAACAACAGTCCAACGAATTTCTGGTGGTGCTGAACCTAGCGCATAAGAGTCTGTGGGTTGATTTCTGAAGGTAGCCATAATGTTATTATATCACGACAATCCGTCTTTGAGTGCTCCCCAAGTACCGTTGCCTTTTGTTTGAACAATTAACATTCCTCCAAGTGCAAGGGTTGCTTGAATTGCAACGACTGCTATATATCTTGCTGGTCCAGTAGATGGACGACCTGCAACAAGAGTTCCATTATTGTCTACATAAATTTTTGTTCCAGCAGGCCCTAAGTCTGTTGTGTTCATTTGAATAACTCCAGAGACAATAACAAGACCGTTGGTATTTGTTGCAATATCATTTTTCACCAAACCAAGAATTGGAACATCTGGATTATGGGAAACACTTGATGGATTATATTTTTCAACTAATGATTTTCCAGAAACACTTCCGCTAATAAAAACTGGAGTACCCTGAGAAATTGCTGCGTTTGTGGTATTTCTAACATCAATATATGCTGCTCCGTATCCTAATGGGGGAAGAATATTATTTAGCGCATCTACCAATACCTTGAAATCTCCGTGTACATTGACGGGATCTGAGGCAATAGGGTATGAAAGCGAAGTAGGATAGTTAGATGCATATTGTGGCATAATCTTTATTATACCACCCTCTGAAGTTGCTTTTTGAAAAATCTCATGATATACTTGGTAGTAACACCTACCAAGGTGTTATTGTTTTCTAAGGAGGAAACTATGATTAAATTTATCGAAAGAAACAAAGAGATCATTAGCACACTCAGTATCGTAGCATTAGTAACTGTTTTGTCGAACGGAGCCAATGCTGATTCAGGTCTTGATACTAAGAACAATCTTAGCCTTGAACAGGCTCAGACATCGGAAACCGCCTCGAAAGAGGTTTTTTTGGTTTCTAAAGCAAAAAAACTAGAGAGTTTTGAGAACAAGGTTTCTCTGACTGATTTAGAACTAAAAGAACTGCTTTCGCTAGTAGGCTTCAAGGGCAAAGACCTTGTTGTGGCTTGGGCAGTAGCAAAGAAAGAATCTAATGGTCGGCCATTAGCATTTAACGGAAACCACAAGACTGGTGACTCATCTTATGGTATGTTCCAAATTAATATGATCGACAACCTTGGTCCTGATCGTAGAACCAAGTTCGATCTTGAGTCAAACGCTGAGTTATTCAATCCCGTCAAGAATGCAGAGATTGCATACTATATGACAAATGGTGGAGAAGATTGGTCCTCATGGAAGGGCATCACTCCAAGAACCAAATCCTGGATGGCTAAATTTCCTAAGTAAAAACTAAAAATAAACTACTGGGTCAGGAGATATTCTTGGCCCAGTTTTTATTTTAGTAATTGATAAAATTTATATGGCTTCCATGATAATACTTAATAGGCAAAAAAGCATGATCCTGATCTTCAAAAAGATAATACAAAGCCTCTCCCCAAAGAGGCAAGTCTCCCCACCTATAAATAAAAATATTTTTAGATTCATCTACTTTTTTAATGTAATTAAATAGTTCTGAGTTTTGTCTTAGTCTAAATAAGTTAAAACCAACCAAATTGGTATATGGTCCAGATGGATTCTTTAATGGCTTTTCTGTGTTTATAACTGAAAGAGTAAAGTTATTTAAACCTTTTGTAACATATTCATGGTCTGTAGACCATTCACCATAAACACAGACCTTATCTTTTAGCCTATCAAAGACATCATCAATACTACTTCGAACAATACAGTCATCATCAATTCTTAAAATCATGTCATAAGCATCTAAATATTTCCAAAAGTCTACAAACCAAAAATTACACATATGCCTGTATCCCCAATTAAATTCCCAGCCACTTTCTTGATCAAACTCAATTCCATCTATTGGACCAAAGGGAGGTATTGCAATAAAGTTAATTGGCATACTTGTTTTGCTTTTTATAAACTGTTGTTGATGTGGCAAAATATTTCCCTCATGAAATATAATAATGTCACAAACATTTTTTAGATTTTCTTCTATAAACCTGTTTCTTATAACTAAATCATCATATTGATAATTATCTGAGTATCCTCTGGAAAGTGTTACTATTGCATTTTTCATTCTTTCCCCCAGTCATTAATAATAATGTGTTTAATTTCATGTTCATTATACATCCAATGTGGATGGTTTCCACTAACAAAATCTACCTGTATTTCCTCTAAGGCATCTACACCATAAATAATTTTTTTATCTATTACTGGACTGTAAACTTTTGCTGTTGGAGAAAGAAAACATGCCCACCAACTAAAACTACTATTTGCTCTAAAAACTGTTCTTGCAAAATATAGTTTTAAAAAATCTTCTAGCCAATCAAAAATTAATGGTTCTCTATATTCAGAACCTACTGGGTAGTTCCATCCAAAATGCTCTGCTTGGGTCCTGTCTGTATGCCACTTATTTATATAGTCATCTGATACCCAGATTATTTCATTTTTGTTAAAACCGAATTTATCAAAAGCCCTAATATATGATTCTTTAGATATAACAGAATATCCCTGCGTACTGTTTAGGTTATAGTTTGGATTTGATATATCATCTCTTCTTAGATGTGCAATATCATACGTACCTTTTTTGCTTTCCCAATACTTGTATGCTTCTGTATTTTTTACAATATCTGAAAACTCAAAGACCTGTTTTAAAAAACTAACTGACATTTTAGAATACACAGAGTTTCCATATGCACAAACACTATCAAAATAAACTGGACTTTCATATTTTTTATAATTTTCTTTTTGATCTTCTGGGTTTATCCGTTTTGCTTTTGGATAAAACTTTTTAATATTTTCATGCTTTATTTGATCTGTGTGAAAATAATCTAATGACTGATTTAAATTTAATCTTAGTTCGTCATTTTCTAAAACCTTGTGATACTGTGTTTTAAATAGTTTGGTTCCTTCCCAATCTGATGGAAGTATAAATTCAGATCCAGTTATATGACTATAGGTTGCACCGTAAGCGTATTGATGCATTCTATTACCAAACCTGCCATTCCAATGTGCTAAAAGAATAAAACTCATAAAATCATTATATCTGATTCTTAATCCAATTATATGTTTTTTTAATTCCTTCTTCTAAGGTCATAGAATAATCCCATTCTAATTTTTCTCTTACAAGATCGTTTTGAGAGTTTCTGCCTCTAACACCTAAAGGTCCAGGGATATGCATCTTACTTAAAATCTTGCCCTCAACACCACAAGCAATATCTACCAACTGATTAATAGTAACCATTTCCTCAGACCCAATATTAACTGGTCCAGTAAAATCTGATTGCATAAGTCTTCTTGTTGCCTCTATGCATTCATCTATATATAGGAATGAACGAGTCTGTTCTCCATCCCCCCAAATTTCTATAAAGCCATCTGATTGAATAACTTTTCTGCATATCGCTGCTGGTGCTTTTTCTTTTCCACCATCCCATGTGCCTTCTGGTCCATAAATATTATGATATCTAGCAATTGCTACTGAAATGTTATTGTTTCTATTAAATGCTAAGAACATTCTCTCACTAAACAGTTTCTCCCAGCCATACTCGCTGTCAGGATCTGCAGGGTATGCATCAGACTCCTTAAGCCCAGGATTATTAACATCTAACTGCTTATAGTCAGGATACATGCAGGCAGAACTTGAATAAAAAATCTTTGTCTTATTAATATCGTATTTAGCATTTAGTCTTGATTGGGCCCTAAGAAGATTAAGGTTTATCAAAGCAGAGTTTTCCATAATCTGAGAATCGTTGTCTCCAGTAAATATATACCCAGCACCACCCATGTCTGCTGCAAACTGATAAACCTCGTCAAACGATGTTATCAACTTATAAGGGATCTCAGAATAAAAATTACCAGCATAACCTTTAAACTGAATGACCTTCTCCATGTTTTCATATACTGACAGGTCTCTTTCAATAAACTCGTCTGCTGCGGTGTCAGAAAAATCTGGATGCTTTAAATCAACACCACGAACCCAGTATCCTTCTGACTTTAAACGCTTTACCATATGGCTTCCTATGAAGCCTCCTGCTCCTAAAACTAATGCGGTCTTCATCTTAACCAACTAACTACTGCGTACCTTTCGCCTTCAGTTACTGGAGACACAGAATGATTGTATACATAGGTTGATGGGAAAACTATCATCTGATTGGCTTTTGGCTTAAAAGAAAGATTAAATCTTGGAAAATTTAATTCGCCTCCAGAATAGTTATCGTTAAGATAATACAAAGTAGAAACTCTTCTGTGATAGTCTGGATGATCGTCTATGTGATTTGTAAATTTTTGACCTACACCATATTTTAATATTTGATAAGAGTCGTGCCATGAGCAACCTATGCCGTAATTATTTTGATAATTAATCTCTAAAGGAACTAAGTTTTCTAAAAAAAGATTAGCCATAGATGTGTAAAACGATGCTTGAATGTTTGAGTAATCGGTTTTTTCTATTTCTGAATAAGGAACATTTATGGTTTGTGTATCTCTTGACTTTGTGTCTACATTTGTTTTTACAGCATCTCCAACTCCAGTCTTTACCGCTGCTGCAAGCCACTCTATTCTTGCTGATTGCATTCCTTCTTCAAGATCAACAACAATAGTTTTAAAAGTTTCTTCAGGTATTACATTTTCATAAGACATTATTCCAGGAGCAATTTCAGTTCTTTCTATTGCTCTATATTTGTTAAAGATTATGCCTTTGTCATTTTCCCAAAATATTTTTTCCATATTACCATTTCCCTAATGGGCATACTGCCCCTTGTAGTTTTGTTTTGGCTACCATGAAACATCCGCACTTTTTGCATTGTTTTGTTAACTTAATTAGTTCTGGACATGCTTTACATGTAGAATATCTTTCTTCTGCTACCTCGGCAGGTGCCCATTCTGTTGAAGGGTTTACAATATCCCAAGGCCTGGTTTCTCCTAAATTTTGTTTATATCTTTGCCAAGGAGTTAGTTCTTCTGACACTAGAAGTTAGCCTTCTACAAATTCAGTGCCGTTCCATGTCCAATTGATAGTTACATCAAGATCGGATGGAACTTCTACAAAAATTGGATTAGATGAAAATCCAGCGACAAGTCTTTCTCCGCCTTGACCATCTGAGCCCTGAAACTCTGTGTTTATTGCTACTACTGTAAATATATCATTATTTACAATTCCAGCAAATTTTTTAATTGTCATTTTTTTCTCCTTTTCTTTTATATAAAGTATATCATATCAATACTTTATGTAAAGCATGCGCCTTGCCAATAACTTCCTCCATTATTTACACAAGATGTACAGTCTGCACATAAGTATGATGCACCAACATAATCTTCACAGCCTGGTGCTGAACATATATTTGCAGGTGTTGGTGTTGGTGTCGGAGTTGGAGTCACAACAGGCGTTGGAGTAGGAGTCACAACAGGCGTTGGAGTTGGAGTCACAACAGGCGTTGGAGTTGGAGTCACAACAGGCGTTGGAGTTGGAGTCACAACAGGCGTTGGAGTTGGAGTAGGTGTTGGTGTTACACAAGACTGACTTTCTTCCTCTATATAAGGCTCGCAGAAAGCATTTG